TCAACAAGGAATCTTTGCAAAACCTATAAGATTTTCATTGTAAGGCTTTTGGTGTTTGAGGACACCAAACGCAATATGGATTAATTTTCGCATCGCAGCACAAAGAGCAGCCATCTTTGCTTTGCCATTTCTTAGCAATCGATCATATACGATTTTAATATGAGGATTATGACGAATTGCAACTACAGCTGCCATATACAATTTAGATCTAATTTTAGAAGAGCCGGAACGTGAGATTTTTGAAACACCACGAATTGACGAGCCAGATTGCTTTTGTAGAGGAACAAGCCCGCAAAAAGCAGCAGCTTGACCAGCATTTGTAAAACTTTTACCTTTGAATAAAGTTAATAATGTCAAGGCAGTACGTTTTCCAATAGCTGGTATAGATTCAAGTAAACATAAATCTTGTTTTAAAGAAATATCATCATCAATAGTTTCATCTATCAATTTATCAAGATATTGAATCCTATTGTTAATATTCTCAATATCTAATTGAATAATCTCAATAAGTTTAGAATTCGTATTGTTCGAATATGCTTGATCTAATCTATTTTTCTCCCTATTTAATTCAGAAGTATAAGCGTCCCGACGGAGTATTAATTGTTTTAACAAACGAAGTTGATCTGAATCAGGCTGCCAAATGTTATATGGAGCGAGTTCACCATATTTAACCAAAACCTCTGCATCTACTTCATCGGTTTTAGTTAGAACTGAGATACCAGCAGCAAACTTACGCACTCGCGCGGGATTAGCAACACAAACTTTAATATTATTAGAGTAGAGAAAATAAGCTAAATTTTCATGATAAATAGAGGTTGCTTCCATAACTGCAACTAACTCTAATATCTCAATTTCTAACTTTTGTAACCACTCATTTAATTTAATAAAACCAGAGTGGTTATTATCAAATACTTTAGTTTTCTTTTTTTGATTATTCAAAAAAATACAACAATCAAATTTATTTTTAGAAATATCTATACCTAGATATTGCACAATTACATCCCCAAGAGAAACCGTTCACACTACTTAGCTTGTTAATACAGCATCATAAAAATGTGCTTAGATACCATTCAGTTTTTTTCGTGTGAAAAGAGTAGATTATGGTTTTTTCTACAATACAAACTAAATTTAGCGGAATGCGAAACTCAATAATCTACAGTTGTAATAGCTAATTACAACTTAATTAATATAACAGAAATTTATTTAGATAATAAAATTCCAGAACATAAAATATATGCTGAAAATTTTATGAAAAATTTCAGTTTTTCATAAAATCATTTCAGCTAATTAGATAAAAATTTCAAATTAAGCCTTGCTGTTTTGCTGCCTCGTACTTAGCGATAATTTCAGCCTCTTTATATCGAGACGGGTAATCAACTTCTTGTGGTTGCTGTGGCAATTGTTGTGCCTGCTGTGGTTGCGCAAAACCTTGTGATTGCTGCTTAAAGTAGTTATACGGACGGTCATTATCCTCAATCAGCTTTCGACAGTCTGATTGACTTACATCATGTAAAATTGTGCCCTGTTCAGTATAGGCAACATATCTGCCGTTTTTCTTCATACAACCAGCAAAGACAGGTTTAGAAGTCACCTGATATTCAATCTTTGAAGTATCCATTTCATATGGTCTATTCGGATTGTACTTAACTGCAATAGTCTCCATACGCACGTCATTTACTTGCTGAAGCTGATTATTTCTGACTTCTGGATGCTTCAAATCAGCACATTGTTCTGGTGTTAAAGTACCGCACTCAGCTTCACGTTTTAACTTGTCAGCAATCGTTTCAGACGGATTTGGAGTAGCTTGAGGACCTGCTTTTAACTGACTAAATGCATCTTTTTCCTGTCCTGTCATTTGCTTAATTGCACTACCAAAACTTTGAAATATAGGTATTTTCATAAAGCCGACAATGGCAATCGTAAATATGGCAATGAACAAAAGTGAATAGAAGAAAACTTTAGGTGGGATCCTGAATTTCATTGATGTATGAGAAGACGCACTCACATACATTCGTTGATATTTCTTTTTATAAACTAACAGGAAGTAATCAACATATTTCTTCGGATCGCGCAAAGAATCTGCTGCATCACGTGGGCGACTAAAGTATTTATCGAATACATAAATACCGCAAGCCTGTGGGTTTTGAGGTGGTCTTTTAACAAAATACAGCTTATCGATTAACTGTCTAAGTGAATAGTTAAAATCCTCAGCATCTTGGGTAATTAGCCATACATCCTTGTCAGTATGACGAACCTTAGACATTTCTTTAATTATCGGGTCTTCACATACTTTTCGGCCATCCCAGTTGTAAGGAGGATGATCACGGATTTCATCAATATAATGAATCGATCCCATCGGTGTTTTACGCCAATCGAGACTAGGAAATGGCAGTACACCCTGAATTTTTAACCCATTAATATTCGAGTAAATTTGTCTAACTGGAAGCAAGGCAGTTAATGCAATGCCTTCATCTTTAGTAATTTGCTCGATGTACTTGTTATAGAAAAAGTAATATTCAAAATATTCAGGGAATTGTTCAGCATCTTCAAGACAATCAAAATATTCATAATTTGAAGTCTTTTCAAACTTCTGATTGCCAATTTCATAGTTATACGTGAAGTCCCGTTCTAGTAAATCACGTTCCTCTAATAGCTTTCTATTTTCATCAAAAATAGCAGCATTCTTTTTTAGATTTTCTAAATTTTTTTGCTGTTCTTCATACATTCGAACTACAGCAAAATATGATTTCCCCTGACCAGGCTTTGCAACGATAGCGTATAACATTATTGAAGTTTCCTAATCGATAATTTGCCCGCGTCCATTGTTATTCGTATTGAAATAGCAGACAAAATATAGCTAATAGCAACATCAACCCCAGCAAGATCAATTAGGTAAAAAAGCCCAGAAAGTTGCTGAAATTGATTATTTACATAGTTAAGTAAAATTGAAAAAACTGATTGTGAAAGCCCAAAAGAAACAAGGCCCAAACCTGCACCGAGCAATAATTTTTTAAATGCAGTAGATAAGAATTTCTCACCTACATACATCAATAAAAAGACTAATCCTCTAATCATTGCTACCCCCTCGATAATGACCAGTAACAATGAAGAAAGCCGTTAACATGCCGACAAAAATAATCCACGGTCGAGCCAAAGATGCACCTAAGCAAAAGGTTTCATAACTAAATTGGATTGTATAAGTCTGCACAATCGAGAAAGAAATCTGCATAGGCTGAGGACAAGTGCCCGTTGCATTAACTAGATTTCCATCAAAATTAGTATCTATTTCATTTTTGACTACCTTAATTTCGCCATCTTCAGGATTAGTGTCATCCGATACTGCAAGCCAATCCTGAATGCCTTTTAATAAATTATTCGTAGGCTCTAAATTGACAGCAGTACCACCACCACCGCCAACAAGTTTATTGTTAATCGCATTTACAACTTCATTTAGTTTATTTGCAGTCGAATTGGTATTAGCCTCAACCGCAGTTTTAACGCCATTTGTAGCAGCCGTATTCGCTTCTACAGCCGTTTTTACCGTTGTTGCATTAGCATCTACAGCAGCCTTTATTTTGTCACCACTTGCATTTACAGCAGCAGTTGTCTCTTTGATTGATGAATTAACCGTATCAAGCTTTGAATTAGTTACATCTATCTTTTTAGCAATGTAATTAAGAGAGTTAACCAACTCGTTTTTAAGCCATGTCAGCTTGTTATTCACCGCATTAATAGCATCAAGAATCGCCCGTAAAAGAGGATCATTACTAGGTGGCGGTGGTGGTGGCGGTGGCGGTGGTGGATCACCATCCGGAGGATCACTAGGATCAGGCGGAGTAATTGGTGGTGGATCAGATGCCGGAGGTGGTTGATCAGGTGGATCAGTCGGAGGTGGATTGCTATTCTTTACACAAATCTGCTTACCATTGAACGTACCCGGAACATAACCTGTACCACATCCTGTAGGTGGCATATCACAGTATGTAGCCCCATTTTGACAACCAGATTTAATTGGTGGTGGTGGTACATCTGGCGGACAATAAATAGACCCATCGGACATTCGATTACAATTATCATTTGGTGGCTGATAACATCCACCATATGGGTCCTTTGGATCACATCTATCCTTTGAAAATTCAGGTGTACAAGTAGGACTCGGAATTTCACTAACAGAACGCAAAATAATTTGCTGATAATTCCCTGAAGAAATAACTAAAGGATTAATTTTATCTTGAGCATCATAAACACAGTAATTACCCTCTGGATTTTGCTTACAAACACGCAATGGAATCGGAGTATTGGGTTCAAAATAAATTGGAACTGGATAACCCGACACAGGACATTTAGTAGCCTCACCAGTTCTATTAATTTGCACAGTTTGCTTATTACCAAACTCATTTGTTACTTCACAAACAAGCTCACTAATCATGGACGGATTACGTAATTGAGTTGCAATGGTTAAATAACGTTGACATGCACCAAGCGGTGTAGATGAAGTTAAATTAGTATAATCCAAAGGATAATAACTATAAGCAGCAAAAGCCTGAACAGAAAATAGACTTATAATTATAAAAATCAAATATTTTAGATGTCTCATTTAAATAATCCCCAATTACTTAAATAAGATAAAACCGCTAACAATGAATAGCAGTAAAACGAAGTATGGAAAGATTTCTGACATGGGCTTACCCCTACAAAAAAACAGCTAGCTGCGGGCCCTCGCTTCGCTGTTTTTTCGTAGCTGGTAGCCCACAATCAATTAGAATGCTCGAACGAGCGCTTTAATTCCTTTGGCTGCAAGCGGAACCATAATCCATGCAGCACCAACAGCACCTACAGCAATAACAACCAAACCGATATAGGTAATAATTGATGTTGTTTCAGGTGCAGCGGGTGCATCTGCTGCATAAGCATTTACGGCCAACATTGTAGGAACAACCAACGAGTATTTCGCAGATTTGCGGAAACGTTGGAACCATGTTTTTTTATGAGCTTCTTGTTGAATCACCTCAACATTTTGTAAAGCCATAAGTTTTCTCCCTATCTAAAAGATGAAATAAAATCCGCTAGCATTCGATATGACTTAGCGACAACACAAACCAACCAGAAACCCCCGCCCAATATAGTGGCTTCTTCGAGAGTTAAAGGCGGAAGAATGGACTGATTAATCAGGACCCATTCAAGGCACACTTGCAACCCGTTAGCGTCAGGTTGTGATAATTGGCTACAAACGTGCATTACTGACATATCTTTTTGACCTAATCGATGTGTTTATCACGCATTTTTAGATACATGTTTTTCATGAAGTTGATAGTAAAAATGCATGTTGTCAGCACCCCAATTATGAAAAAGATCCAAACGAGATAAAGCATAGTTACCTCATGACTCTAATAAACCACTGACCTGCATTATGCTCCCCAAGAAACCAGTGGAATCTGTTAATTTAAATATACGTGTGAATAGCCTAAGCAATTTTTGAAGATGTAAACGGTTGTACCTTGCTTAGGTCAAGATCAACCAAAATCAGTACAGATGATTTACCATTCGAAACTTGCTCCATTGTTGCGGTGCAAGTGAAGGGGAATGTAAGGTGCTTAATACGCTCAAAATTGAACGATGTTCCCCACTTAATTGATTCACCAACCTGACCTACAAAGTTTTCACCTGATTGCAAATCTGCTTGATAGAACACAGTCGTTGAATCGTATGGTTTACCGTTAAATTCACCTTTAGATGACTTTGCCCCCAAGATGATCATTTCAGTTTTAAATTGCATGAATAAAATCCTTATATTGAGTTTGATTAACTAAAGGGACACCCACAAATAATGAGTAGTCTTCATTTAGTGATTGAATAGGTTGATTGATACGTAACGACTGCATCACAGCAGCATGAGAAAACTTAAGGCGTTTAGGCACTTCATCTTTTGAAGATGAAAGCATTGCTACCAGTTCATCACTGGCAATAATTTTTGAGAATTGACGGATATATTTGCCGAACTGATGTTTCATAATTTCGATTGATTTATCAAAATTAATCACAGATTGCTTTTTAACGATTTCAGGTTTTTCTGGTGAAATCATTTCTTGAGTAAGCTCTTTAGCAAGCCATTCAAAACATGGGTAAGCCCCAATGAAATATGAGCTTGGATTGAGTAAAACATCAAAAGGGATGAAGCGGTCAGAACCTTTAAATTCAACCTCTGCACGTGTCCAAAGGCTTAGTACATCACCTTCCTTTTTGCCACGTTCATAGATACGGCAGAATTTACCGCTATCACGATTGCCAATGTTAAGAGTACGACCCTTACCATTTGGACGCTTCCAAGCACCTTTATGTTCTACATTGGGTTCACGACCACCGCACCAAAAGCCGTCGATATTGTCCCAAGAGTCAGCTAAATCAACAGTTAAGTGATTGCCTTCAAAGTCATCATGAGCAAGGTCAATTCGGTTAAGCTTAGGACGTTTGCAACCACGCATTAAGAATTTATAGAGCTGTGACTCCCAACCTTTACGAGCTAAGGCACAACCAGTACCGTTGATTTGCACTGAGATTTTCTTGTTTGAATGACCGTATAACACCATCCCCAAATTGTCTTGTAATTCGTATGAGCAAGTATGGAAATGCATACCTTTGTCACGTTTAACGGCAAGTCCAAAGCCGAAGATTTCAAAAAGAATCTGATCCAGCCATGTTTCAATCGCTTCAGTAAGCGATTCGTCAACTTCCTCTGGTTCAAGGAATGCATATTTTTCGCCAAAGGTTTCTTGACCAAAACTAAAAGTCACCCAATCAACAGCAGCTATGCCATGAATATCGCATGGAACAGAATGTAAAACTGGCAATACGCCATCTTCAGTTTTAATTAATTTCTGATTATCGAGATTTCTAGGGAAAGTGAACTCTTCAGATGCCATGCGAGAATTCGTTACCCCCATCTTATAAAAGGGGGTGCTTTCTGCCGTGTTTTTACATGTATTGATCATTTTTTATTCTTCCCCGTAAGCATCTTGAAATTCACTATTTGCTTTTTTATAAGTTTCTAAATGAGCATCAATAAATGAATAGTCATAGCCATATTCAGATGCAACAAATGCCAAATGTTCTAAACATTGCTGCGTATTTAAAGCTGGGACTAGACAATCCAGTACAGAAACGCCATGCTGAGAGATAATGCGAGTTACTTCATTAAAGGCAGCTTGCGTAAAACTAACTTGATCTTGAAAAATAATTTTTGAATTCACGGGGATACCTTCATGTCTATGCTGATTGGCATTTTCTTATTGGTAATAATTGCTGTTGCTGTTATGAATGTTTTAAAGAAAGGGGAAACAAAAAGGGGAAAGCGTAATCCGATCAAAGGAAAGCGGATTATTACAATGAATGAACAACCAACATTTTTAAAATTAAGAGAAGCTTTGCCAGAACATATTATTTTGGCACAAGTTGCATTCAGTGCTTTTATGACAGCACATGGATATACAACACGTAATTTATTTAATCGAAAAGTAGCTGATTTTGTAGTGCTTGATAAATCTTTCAATATCATTGCAATTGTTGAATTAGATGATTCAAGCCATAAAGGAAAAGAGCATACTGATGCTGAAAGAGATGCTTTAATCAATGAGGCAGGTTTTAAGGTAATTCGGTATAAGCGAACTCCTGAAACTGAACAGGTACATTTAGATTTTGGCATTACTAACATATCAACCACTCTAACCCCTATTCCAGAAACTAAAACAAAATTTGTATCGGATTCAATTATTGTTGAAAGGGACGATCTATCAGTTCAAACACCCGAATTAAAGTAG